GGGAATGTATATCCTAATTCCACAGTCTGTAACTTCACATAGTTGCCACTCTCAACATAACGGTCGGAAACAAAATACGATTGAACTTGATACTACTTTTATCAGAAATGCGTTAAAAACCGCGTCAATCAGCGTAAACAAAATATCGGGAGAAAAAGCAAACTTGTATGTTGCAAAGCTAAGAGAGGTTAAAGCCGAATATATCGAAAATTTTGATTTGAAAGCTGTAAGTTTATGTAGGCTTTTAAAAATGGGTCTACAATTTCTTGGAAGTGATAAATTTTTCGTTTATTTTAAGTCGGAAAACGGACAAAAAGTATCTGTTAGACCCGGGTACTACATTGTACTAAATGAAGATGGAAAATATGAATTGTACTCAAAACAAAAATTTGAGTATACTTTCCAACCGAAATACTAACAAAACAAATAATTATAGGTCACGTTGCAAATATAGCAGCGTGACTTTATTTTTATATTATCTATAATAGTGTTATTTTTGCGCATATTGAAAGATCGTGTAATTTGTAGTACAATATACCGAATTGAAATTATAACTTTAAAATACGTCTTAAAATGGATAAAAAAATAGGTTCAATGAAAAGAGGGCAGGGAAGGCACAGCCGGACGGACGAACAGACAGAAAGAGATCGTTCCTTTGCCTCTGATTTGTTTTTGAAAGGTTATTCTTATAGAAGAATAGCGGAAGCGATTAACGAGCGAAATAAGTCGGACGAAGTGCCGTATACCGTGACTTATCAAACAGTATATAATGATATTCAGTTTTGCTTAACTCAGTGGAAAAGAGAACAGTTCGATAATATAGATCAGTATATTACGCAGGAACTCCAATCTTTGGATAATGTAGCTCGTGAAGCGTGGGAAGAGTGGGAAAAGTCTAAGCGTCCCAAATGTAAGACAAAGTATATTTTAGGGAAGGCTAAGGAGGTGCAAAAGGAAACAACAACGGGTGATCCTTCTTTTTTGAATGTAGTTCTCAACGTGCAGCAAAGAAAAGCAAGGTTGTTGGGGTATGACTCACCGTTATGTATAAACTTGGTGGGAGATAAAGAAAAGGAAAAACCCAAATACGATTTTTCGGATGTCCCGGAGGACGTTTTAGAACAATTGGCAGATTCTTTGCAAAATACGGAGGGTAAAAAGTGAAAAAAGTAAATGAAATACCACCGGTTGAGATTGTGAAGTATGTTGCGAGGAAGAAGTTTAAGAACTATGCCAAATTCATAGATGATAAAATAGTTCTGAGTCAGTTTCACAAAACTTACTACAAGATTCTCGATAGGTTTGCACATGGTAAGATCAAAAAATTGATTGTTACCGTTCCGCCTCAAACTGGAAAATCAGAGGGTAGTAGTAGAAAGCTACCTTCTTTCCTTTTGGGGCTTAACCCGTCTTTAAAGATATTGATCGGTTCTTATGCCGCATCACTCGCAGAGGGGTTTAATAAGGATGTACAAAGAATCATGGATACACCGGAGTATAAAAGCCTATTCCCCGACACCCGAATAATGGGAGAGGAAAAAAAATCGAGGTATCAAGCGTTTGCGAGAAACTCAAAAATGACGGAAACAATCGGGAAGGGTGGGTATATTATATCCGTTGGTCGTAATGGTAGTTTGACTGGTAAATCTGTGGATATAGCCATATTGGACGACTTGTATAAGGATCATATGGAGGCGAATTCTCCGATTATCCGGGAAGCTGCGTGGAAATGGTACACTACCGTTGTAACCACCCGTCTACACAATAACAGTCAACAGCTTATTGTATTTACGAGATGGCACAAGGACGATTTAATAGGCAGGATCGAAGATAAAGAGAATGTTATCAATGTTGAAAAGTGGGAAGATTTGGATAGTATACCGGAAGGTGCGTGGGTTAAAGTAAACTTTCCAGCTTTAAAGGTGGGAGAACCAACAGAGATTGATCCACGTTTGCCGGGTGAAGCACTTTGGGAAGAAAAACATAGCGCTAAAAAATTGAACGCACAAAGAGAACTTGATAGAAATGAATTTGAATGTTTGAACCAAGGAAACCCCGGTAGTGCTGAGGGAACTTTATACGGTAACTTTAAAACGTACACCGATAAAAATGATTTTGGTGTGTTGATCGGAAGGGGCAACTATACAGACTGTGCTGATACAGGTAGCGACTACCTTTGTTCAATTTGCTATGATAAGTATCAATCAAAAGAAGCGGTTTGGAATGAAAAGGAAAGGAGGTATAAGCATCTTATTTTCTGCCTTGTCACTGATATTATTTATACGACTGAGCCAATAGAGGTTACGCAAGTAAGTGTTCCCGACATGCTAAATAGAAATGATACAGATTATGCAAATATAGAAAGCAACAACGGAGGGCGATCTTTCGCTGTTAATATAAGCCCTAAAACCAAGACTGAAATAAATTGGTTCTGTCAGAAGTTAAATAAAGAGGCTCGTATATTATCGAACGCTGCAAACGTTACTCAGTCTATTGTTATGCCGTATGGGTGGGAGTCACGTTTCCCGAAATTCTACGAACATATAACAAATTACCTTCGTGAATTTTCAGCGAATAAGCACGATGATGCGGCAGATGTTTTAACTGGCATAGTCGAGAAAGAAGTTATTCCAACTATATATCAAAAAAGAAGAGGAATAAGGGTTATAAACTGATAAAGTAGGAAAATGTATCAGACTTTCAAGTTTATACGGTATATTTGCAAAGTAAAATCAATTGTTTAACTAAATTTTTATAATTATGTTGTATTGTGATTGTCCTTTAGGAACAGCACTTCCGGATATTCCCGCATTTAGCTGTCCCGACAATTTCGGGCAAGTTCAAAAACTTGCTTTTCAGAGACTCGAAAAAACGGCAGGAACTGCAAATACTATGACTTCCGAAAGTATTGCAAAGTTGGCTACATGGACTCCCTTGCTGTCAGCAAAAGACGGTACTAAAGTAGTAGTTACGCCTTATATTTACGAGCCGACAGTAGAGGCGGGAGCTGCCCTTACTTATGGAGGTGGAAACGCAACTCCCGGAGGTATTGTAGAAATTTTGGGGTCGGAGTCGACACCGTTTACGGCTTCGTTCAAGAAGTTGCCGCAAACCATTATCAAAGCTATGAAAGCGTTGATGTGTGAATCGGGTCAAATCGGTGTGTTCCTTATCAACGGTAACGGACAGATTGCTTGTGATAAGACGGGTAATAATTTGCACGGTTTCCCTGTTTGGTCGCTGTTTATCGGTGATAAGACTATCGGAGGTTTAGAAGCTCCGGATAGCAATGCTATTACGTGGAACTTCATGCCTAATTGGTCGGACAACTTCACTATCGTGAAACCTGAGTTTAACCCTCTGACTCAGTTAGTGCCTTCTACGGGTGTAGGCGGATGATAGCTAAAAAAACGTATATTTCCCTCAGTTGTGAAGAACTGGGGGAAACTCGTTTATTCGATATTGAACACGCTGAGAGACTTTTGGGAATGGTTAATAATGGAGGGTGGCATATACCGGAGGACTCAGAATTTAAATTAAATGAAAATGGGAAAATCATTAGACGAAATAAGGGAGATATACAGACATCCGGAGGGGATCAGTCAAATAGCGAAAGCAAAGGAACACGAAGAAAGAATAGCGTTTCACACACGGGTGAGAACGAGTGATGATCGTAATAAGCCAGTAATTGACTTTCTTTCTAAGGTTAAGACGTGGATAGCGAAAGATAAATATGATATTTTCCTATCTATGTTCCATTTCCCGGTTAAAACAAATGGTGTTACTTCTGAGATATTCGACAAACTGAGCCGTGTTTTCGATGGTAGGAATCCGGTTTATAACTATCAGTTTAAATCATCTGAGGATCGGGATGACTGGGAGTATTACCGAAAGGATGTTTTAAAAGAACCTTCGGTTTGGAGTACGGACGGTTGGGATAATTTCAAGCATAGAATTAACTCTGTTTTGGTCGTTGATATGCCGGAGGTACAGGTAGGAGAAAAACCAGAGCCGTATTTTTTTTGGTTGCCTATTGCAAACGTACTTTCTTATCGCACATGTGGGAAAGACTGTAATTTGATGGCTTATATCATGTACGTAACGGACGAAAATAAGATCGTCTATATTGATGAAGAACGTTATGTAAGATTTGAGAAAACGAGGGAAAACGACTTGATTTTAGAGGTAGACAATATGCACGATTTGGGCTATTGTCCGGCTCGTTTCTTTTGGTCTGACTCTATATCATTGAGTGAACCCGACATTAAAATAAGCCCTATAACGAGCGAACTCGACTCTTTCGACTGGTATCTTTATTATTCCACTGCAAAGAAGCATTTAGATTTATACGCGTCTTATCCGATTTATTCCGGTTATGAACGTGATTGTCACTATGAGTCACACGATGGCAAAGAACGGTGCGATGATGGTTTTTTAAAGAACGAAAAAAACGAGTGGATAACAGGTGCGGACGGAAAACCGATGGCGTGCCCGATTTGCTCAAGCAAGCGGTTGAGGGGCGCAGGCTCTTATGTTGAGATACCCATCCCGGACGAAATGCACAACGTCCCCGACTTGAAAAACCCGATCACTATGCTATCTGCTGATACCGGATCACTCGAATATAACGTAAACGAGGAAAAGAGGCTGAGAGAGGAACTTGTAAGATCGATAACGGGTGGAGAAGGGGAATTAAATAGGTCTGAGGCTATTAACGAAAAGCAAGTTAAAGCAGGCTTTGAGTCCCTGACTACTAAACTAAACAGAATCAAACGAGGCTTCGAGGAAGCGCAAACATTCGTAGACTCTACTATCTGTTTACTCCGTTATGGTGATAGCTTTGTTTCTTGTAACATCAACTACGGGACTGAATTTTATATCTATACTCCGGAAGAGCTTTCAGAGCGTTATAAGATTATGAAGGAAACCGGAGCGTCCGAGGCGGAACTTGACGCTTTAAGGCAACAGATAATTGAAACGGAGTACCGGAACGATCCTACACAGATGCAAAGGTTATTAATACTTAACGAGATAGAGCCTTATTCACACTTAACGAGGGAAGAAGCGGTAAATTTGTATAAAGAAAACGTTATAAGTGAGGAAGATTTGCGAGTTAAATTAAACCTTCCTACATTTGTGCGTAGATTTGAAAGAGAGAATATGAACATTATTGAGTTCGGTTCTGCACTTGACTATAAAAAGAAAATTGAAATAATTATTAACACTTTAAAAAAGTACGCAAATGGTTTACAGAACGGATCAGTTAGATCAACTGAATGAAAGTAATTACGTTTGCCCGCAGGATGAAGTTAAATTGTATCACGTTATTCAAGAAGTGAAAGAGTTTAATCCGAAAACAGGGCAAAGAATCAGCGTCCCGGTGTTGCAAAAATACAAGCGAAAGACTTTTGAACTTGATATTTTGCCGAGACTGCCAAGATTGGGTTATACATTGAGAGTTGTTTTCGACCCGGTTAAATATGAATCTACAATTTCAGAGGCAAGACGAGCCGCAGAACTGGCAGCGAGAGCCGAGGCAAAAATGAAGGCAGACGAAGAACTGAGAGAGCAAATTAGACGTGAAGAGGCTGCAAAACTTCGTGCGGAATTGAAGAAACAAAAAGAGAAAGGAGAAAAGTAATGTTAACAGTAGAATTGCTTAGGCAGAATAAAGCGTTATCGGAGCTATCGGATGAAGTTCTTAACGCTATTTCGGAGCTTTCAAAAAACGATGAAGCGCAGACGGTTGCGGCAAAGGTGAGAGAAGCCGAAAACAGTATTGCTTCTCAAATGAAAGAGGCTTTTGGTATTGAGGGTGTAACCGATCTCGATTTGAAAACCGCAATTGAGTTTGGCAAAACAAAGATTTCTAAATCTGATACCTCAGCTTTTGAAAAGCAGATTAACGATCTGAAAGAAGAGCTAAAAGCGGAGAGAGCTAAAAAGGGAGGTGACCGGGATACAGATAAAATCAATCAGCTTACAGCCGAGCTGAACGACACCAAGCAAAAATTTGCTGAGTTGAACAACCAACTTTCAGAGAAAGAAAAGGAGTTTAACGGTAAGTTGAATGATTACAAGATCACTTCTTACATTTCAAGCGCTATGCAGGGGATGAAGTTTAAGAAAGATATTTCAGAGCCAGTTTTAAACGTTGTGAAGCAACAGGCGGTTAACTTGCTTAAAACTCAATTCTCACCCACTTTGCAGGGTGACGAAGGTTCTGAAAGTCTTATTTTCATGAAAGACGGTGTACCTTACAACAACCCTGCAAACAGTCTGAAACCGTTTACCGCATCAGAACTTCTGTCTCAACAGTTTGAACAGTTCGGTGTGCTTGACAAAGGTAGACATGCTGCCGGTGCTGGAAGTTCCGGAGGCGGACAGGGTAACGGTAGCTTGCTTGATTTAAGCGGTTGCAAAACCAAAGTAGAGGCAAACAAGGTTGCGCAGGAGTATTTAGCTAAGAAAGGTTATACAAGCGAGTCGGAAGAGTATCAAACGGAGCTTGATAAAATTTGGGTTGAAAACAAGATTGCAGATTTGCCAACAGAATAACTAAAGAGGGGGTTAAACCCCTCACAATATAAACTTTAAAACAATAGATTTATGTCGTTAATTGCTACAAGAACACAGGAGTTTAGATTAAAGAACCCTAACATTGACAAAAATATGGCTCGCATGACCGAATGGGGTGCGTATGACTTCTTTTTGTCTCAAACAAATGCGATGGACTCAATGCTTTCCGATGAAACTAAGCGTAGAGCGTTCGCCTCAATGGGAAGCGATATTAAGATTCCCGTAATTGATTACGATAAAAATGTAACGGTGTCAAACGCTCGCACATGCGTTATCGCAGATGCGGAAAACACTTCACGTTTGATCGGTGTAACTTGGAAAACCTACGCTTTCGGCTTCACTATGACACCGAACATGTATTCAAACAACGAAATCGATTACCAACAGGACTGGAACAGAAAGCTACAAAAGCACATCCGTAAGTTCATGGATACCGTTGATAAGGACGCTATTGCGGCTTTGGAGGCAAACAAAACGCAAGTGTTCGGAAACTTGCTGTATTACACAAAAACTGGTAACGATGTACAGGTGAAATTCACTCAGCGCAACGACATCCTCAGCGACTTGCACCCGATGTTCCGTGCAAACGACTATTCCGGTCAACTTCATATCATTGGCGACACTGGTGTAGATTCAATGTTGCGTAAACTGGAACAGCACGGTTTGTACAATGACGTTAACAAACAGTTGGAGTATGCAAACAAAGTGTTCCATTTCACCAACAACATGACTTTAGAGCCGGAAAACTTCGCTCAGATGTATGCTGTTGAATCTGGTAACGTTGGTTTGTTGACCCGTGTAGACCGTGCAGCCTACAACAACACTAAGTCGGGCACGCATGAATTTGGAAAGGTTGTTCTTCCTTATTTCGGTAAAGAGGTTGGAACACACTACTACGAAGAAGTGGGCGATCAGTCAGCAATCGCAGGCGCAGCTACTGCCGATATGACTTGTGACGTTAAACATTTCTACGGTTTCTCAGTGGATATTGCTTTCGTTGTAGCGTTTAACTCTGATCCTTCAACGATCGCTAACCCGATTATGAAGATCGAAGTAACGAAAGAAAATTCTCAGTTTGGCGGAACTCCGGTATTTATCACCAATGCAGATCAGATAGGCGGAGGTTCTCCGGCTGGCGAATTATCGGTTAACCTTGCTAAAATCGGAGGTAGTCCGGTTGCTGAATCTGCTTTGAAAGTAGATTTGGATAAAGTCAAAGGTGCAGCGGTTTCGGCTACTGGTGGCGTAGTTGATGTTAAAGTCAATGCGCAGGCTTCAAATCTGAATGTTGAGGTGAAGAACTCTGATAGCGCACCTGTACCAACAAAAACTGTTGGCGGATAGTAACGAGAAAGTAAACTAAGTATTAACAAAGGGAGGGGGACAAAATCCCTTCCCTTTTTTTATTTATAACCATGTACAGATTAAAGGATATACAAAAAGAACTTGCCACGCTAGTAGGATGGAGGCAGTCGTACGATAGAGACGCTAAGATAGACGAAAGTTTAACGGTGTCCGATAGTGGTGTTATGTTTCAAGACGTTCACCCGCTTGTGACGCTAAGAAACATTGAATCTATTATGCCACTTGATTACTATTTAAGTTATCCGGAGTATCGGGATACCGACACTTATAAGCCGGGTGACAAGGTAGTTTACGGCAAGGACGTGTTAACGCTTCGTCCGGACGTATGGGAGGCAATAACAGAGAATGTTGGTGTAGAGCCTTCCGATGGTGATAACTGGAAACGGTACAACCCACTAAGCGATTATTTGCGTGAATTGAACGAAAGAGCGATCACCAATACCGTTACTCGCTTCATTAATGAAAAGTTGATTGCAGGGGAAACAAAGACGCTTTTAGAGCGTACAAACTTCTTCGATGGTTCGGGGAAGATAAATAACGAGATTGACCCTACCGATAGTATTGTAGGATATGAAATATTGCCAGTCCGTTCTATGGGAGTAACAGCCAAGATCGAGAAGATAGGTTTGCAGTTTAACAAGCCGGGAAGGGTAAAACTTTACCTTATGCACACCTCACAGGTAGACCCGATTAAGACGTTTGATTTGAATTATACTAAAAATGGTTCTTATCAATGGTTTGATGTCGGAAGTGATGTGTTGCTGCCTTATATGTCTGAGGAAACTTCACCCGGTGGCTTGTGGTACTTGTGTTACGATCAAAAAGAATTGCCGTTGGGGATGTATGCTATAAACGTCTCTAAGGACTTTTCACGTGACCCGTGCGGTACTTGTAATATCGGAAGCGTGCAGGCGTGGAGAGAGCTAACAAAGTATATCAGAGTTTCACCGTATAGAGTTGACTCTACGCAGTCGGAAGATGGCGTAAAGATGTGGAATATAGAAATGAACATGTATACGTCTGCAATCTGCTACGGTTTAAATGTTCAATTGTCGGTAGGATGTGATATAACTGACTTTATCATTCAGTCTAAGTATGCCTTCACGCATGCCGTTTCTCTGCAAATGGCTTCTTATGTGCTGCGAGAGCTTGCATTAAATCCGAACGTCCGGCAAAATGCCAACCAATTGAATATCGACCGTGAAACGCTATTGTACGAAGTTGACGGAAACTCACAGGGACGTGCGCAGGGTATCGGATACGAACTAAAGAAGGCTTTTGAGGCTCTTTCTATTGATACAAAAGGGATGGATAGAATATGCCTTTCTTGCCGGAACAACGGGATAAGATTTAAAGCAACATGATAAGCGGTCTAATAGATAAGTTTAAAAAGGTAGGTGAGGAACTCGACACCGGAGAGATAGCAAAAAATATTGTGCGTGACAATGATAATATACTTATTGACATGAACGCACAAGATCAGCTATACGCCAAGGGTGTTAACCGTTTGGGCGTTCGTATAGACGAATACCAACCCTACCGACCCTTAACTATACAAGTCAAAATAGAAAAGAGGCAACCGTATGACCGGGTGACGCTTAAAGACACAGGGGAGTTTTACGACTCTTTTTATGTTGAGACGGCAGAAGATCGGTTTTACATAAAAGCCTCAGATGAAAAAACTAATTGGCTTATCAAAAAATACGGTGCTGAGATTTTCGGGTTAACAAATGATTCACTTGCTGAGTTTATTAACGATTATGTGAAAGACGAAGCATATAACAGAGTAAAGGAGATATTAAATGAACGATAGGGCTATAATTAGACCAAATGCGACACTTTTCGATAAAACGATAGCCGATGTACAGGTAAGCCTAACAAAATCGCTTAAGTGGCTTAATTTCGCTTTCGGGAACGTGGTTAAATTGGTAGAGAGAAACGAGAGGGGGAAATTTGTTACCCCATCAGTGTATTTTAAGGGAAATGATTATTTGCGCTTAGAGCCGGACGATAAGCGGGGCAACGTTTGTTTTTTCTATATGCACGACTCACAAGATTATGAAGGGGGAGACTCTTTGTCTGGCTTTGGCGATCTGAGGGGGACGGTTAGCATTATCTTTTGGTTCGATACCCGTAAAATCCCGGGAGCAGAATATTACAACGTGGAGTTTGTAAAGTCCGAAATACTGAGAGCCTTAACGCACGAACTTTATCTGCCATCCGGTGATATACAGGTGAGGAAGATATTTCACGATGCCAACAACGTATACAAGGAGTTTTCTATTCAAAAGACGGATAATCAATACTACGTTTATCCCTATGCGTGTTTGCGGTTTGAGTGTGATATTCATTGCGAAGAAGGGTGTTATTAAAGGGGGAGTTTCCCCCTTTTTTGTGTTAAATACGTGTTAAAACTTAAAGTTTCGCTTGCAATATTAAATAAACTCCTTATATTTGCAATGTCAAACAACGAAAGACCCCACAATCTAACCAAGACGCAAAAAGATTGTTGAAAGATTAAATTCATAAGAGTAGAAAATAAGCAACGGTATCTACGAAGGGTTAAATGAAGGTTCGGTATCCGATTAAATGAAGCTATAAAGCCTAAATCTTTCGACGAATGACAAAGTAGCAACAATTAAATAACAAGATTATGACAAAAGAATTATTCATTCAGAGAACAGTTGAAAAATTTATTATGATTGAATTTGTTAAGGGTAACATGGATACTAAAGAGCAGGTAGATAGCATGATAGAATTAGTTCAAAGAAAATTAGACTTTTCATATAACGAAGCATGTGACTTTATAAGGAACGCTATCGGTATAAACGATTAAATTAGAATATTAACAAGTGGGGGGTAATACCCCACATTTAAAATAAAAATAAAATGAACGAATTAATTTCTATTAGAGAAAACAAAGGGAAACAAGTTGTTTCAGCACGTGAATTGTACTTATCGCTTGGTTAAGATAGTAGTAACTATTCAAGGTGGGTAAAGTCTAATATAATTGAAAATCCTTATTCTATTGAAGGTGAAGATTGGGCCTCACTCGTCACAAATGACGAGCCTATTAATCAGAACGTTAACCCAACAAAAGATTATGCAATAACAATAGTTATGGCTAAAAAAATAGCAATGATGTCTAAAACAGAGATAGGAAATAAAATTAGGGACTATTTTATCGAATGTGAAAAGAAGTCACAACTTTATATACCTAAAACTTATTCAGAGGCTTTAATGTTAGCAGCTAAACAAGCGGAAGAAATAGAGAATCAGCAAAAGCAGATTACAAGCATGAAGCCCAAAGTCGAATACTTCGATGAAGTGATAGACCGTAATGGACTAACAAATTTCAGAGATACTGCAAAATTGTTAGGGGTATCTGAAAAAGCACTTATCTTTCTTCTGATTGATAAGAAGTACATATACCGAGATCAGAAAGGAAAGTTAAAGCCAGTCGCCAAGTATGTTGGAAACTATTTGCAGTTGAAAGAATGGGCGAAATGTGAAAATGCAGGGACTCAAACACTGGTAACTGCAAAAGGTAGAGATCAATTTTTAAAATTAATTAATAACGTAAAATTGTAAGAACATGGAAAAGAAAGTAAGTAGCACAGGAATGTATGAAACAACGTATTCGGGTGGTGTATTCGTAGGTAAATTATCCATGCCTACAAAGATAGGTTTGACAGGCCAAACGAAAGTAGCCCTTTTAGAGTATCTGAAAGAGAGTGACGAGTTTCACAAACTGATATGCGATATAACCGGAGTTGAACGAAAGCAAGAAAAAGTATCTGCGGAACTCGAAAAGTTAAAAGAGGAATATTCGCATATGTGCGAGAGTTATGAAAATGAAAAACAGCAAAGAAATGATTTGCTTCGCAAATGCAGAGAGAAAACGGTAAAGATAATGAAGATGCAAACTACTTTAGAAGAGTCTTGCTCACATCACAACAATATGATGAATAGGATCAAATGTTTGTTGAAAGAGGTTGATATGCCATCTGTAAAACACACAATTGAGGCATTAAAGTCTGAGAGGGCAAACGGAAAGTTGGTTGCTGAAGAATGCGAGCTATTAAAAGAGGAAAACAAACGACTAACCGAAGAAGTAGAAAAGCTAAAAGGAAAGTTAGACAGAGCCTCAAAACGATATGGGGAGTTGATTAAGATAAACAGTGATAAAGTTATAAAATCAATTTAGTGTAAACAGTCCGGTATAAAAGCCGGACTTAAAAAGGAGGTTAAAATGCGTAGATTGTCTCAGAGATACAAATCAAGACGATGTATATTATAAACCATTATCGGAGGTATCAGAATGAAGCAGAAGAAGGTTAGAGATTTTGAAGTGTTCGAAGTAGTACACCCGATCACTGGGAATAAAATCAAAGTTCAAGCAATACCGAGGGATACTATTTCATGCAACGGATGCGCTTTCCGAAAAGGAGATTTAGAAAGCATGTGTAAAGCATATCTGTGCATGAGGGAAAGAACATTAGATTGTTTGGTGTTCAAGGTAGTAAAGGAGAAAATCAAATGAAATGTTACAGAGTTTTAAAAGTTAAAGTATTAATTTAAATGTGTTGACTTATGAACAAGAAAGCTATTGACGGCCTCTTAGAGGCAAAAAGGCAGATTGACAATACAATTACTCAACTTACCAGAGAAAACAAAACAGAGGGCAAAGGAATTATGTCTGCGTTGAGCAAATGCGAATATATGCTATTAGGTTCTTGCATTATCTTTCCACAGCAATTTATAGACTGGTGTTTATCCCGTGGCTTTTTGTCTACCACAACTGAGGAAAATTCTCTTTTTGGAGGTTGTTATACGATTCAAAGATATGTGTCAAGAACAGACCTTATCCGGGTGAATGGAAGCGATATAACCTTTCATCCTTCATTGTTGTACGTATACTTACACAGAGGTGAAAATGAATAATATAAAGGACTGTGAGGAATACCGCAAAGATGTGAGTAACTCCGAAAAGGTGGGCGAATATATAGCCAATATGATAGATCACAATGAAAGGGAGAGACTAAAGACACTTTTAGATATTTGCGAGAAAAGCAAGGATCGCAGTTGCAATCTTCCTATCGACTGCGAAATATATCTTCCTTTATGTGATTTGTTGTATCCACAGCAAATACCTGGTTTTATGATGTGGGCTGATAAGATGGGGTATATTCGACGTGAGGAAGATAAGATTATCATTGTTTCGTCTATGATTAAAATGCGGCTTATCGTTGGCTCTCTTAAAGTTATGCCGGAGATTGTGGAAGCGTTTGTTTTATACAGAAAACATGTAGGTTAGGAGTCTTCGACTACTTTTCTTATTTATAAACATTTCGTTTTTATCCGTCTTCGGGGAGTTCGAGACTAACGTTTTAATAATCAATATCTTTGCAAAATTGCTTTTTATTCATACTTTTGTACAAACTAATATTTGAATTATGGAGATTTATAATTATTTTCTTTCTTGCGTGCTACTTGTTTCGTTTGTAGCGGCATTTTGTGTTAACTTTGCCCGAAAGACGGGTGTAATTGAACGGATGTCAGTGTTTGGTGATTCTTGGTTATCTAAGGTATTCCGGTGGTATGGTGATAGATCACTGATTAACGAGCTAATCAACTGCGATTTCTGCCTATCGTTTTGGGCGTGTGTTATTTGTTCAGTGATCGTGTCGATCGGAACGCTAAGCCCTATTTTCATCCTTACACCGATCTTTGCAACACCTATTTGTAGAATTTTAATTTAATGATTATGGAGATTAGAAATTATGTATCAACTATCCCGCCTTTCGAGATCGTGAAGGCGGTTAAGTTTAACGGTGATGTTTACGAATTAGCGCAGTTATTGCCAAGTTTTGAGCTACTTTCCGCAATGGATGGCGTAATGATGGCACGAATAAACGACAACACTTTCCGGGTGTTTGATAACGATTTTATCGTTCTTGGCGAAAATGTTACTTACTCAGTCGATAAAGAAATGTTTGCCATGTTATACGAGCAGGCAGATAAGGAGGTGACGAATGAACACGATTAAGGTAGGGAATCACACGGTAACGGTATACGAAGGCATTGATGAAATGCCTATCGTCCGTTATCAGAAGTTTAACCGTCTTATGCTGATTGAGTCGGGAGTCGGTAGCACTATTGAGGAACTCGATACGCATTTGCAACGTGCTATTGTCTATTGCAGGACACAGCCGGAACATACGTATAACGAGCTAATGAATCTAAGGCAGTGTTTCAATATGGCGTCGAATGGCGTACATCCGGGAATGATGGCTTTTGCCGCCTTCGTTAAATCGGTCGATGGCGTGGAATATCCGGTTAACGCATCCGACTCCGATCTAAAGGCGATATTTGACAGCCTCAGCGATGCAACTATTAACGAACTTTCTGAGCCGTTTCAGAAGGTCAAAAAAAAAATAGAGGCGGAAGTATCGGTATACTTCCCACGGATGGCGGACGATCCTCTGATCAAAGAGTATTACGATATTAAACTATCGCTGATAAAGGCAAAGTTAGACAAACTTGTGAACAGCGTAGATAACAGTGAGGCGGTGAAGGAAATAGAAGATAAGTTGCTTACCTTCTTCCCGCCTCGAATATTCTACGGCACTGATTCTGTCGAGATAAAGACGGACAAGGAGTTTCAAGAAATGTGCTTGGTTATCACGCAGAATATGCACATAAATGCACGTGAAATGTCGGTGTCTGAGTTTTACACCGCTTTCGAGATGATTAAGAGACAGGCAAAAAGGAGTAAGAACAAATAAATTTAAATCAAATGGCGAACGAAGTAAAGGGAATAAAGTATAGCGATCTTATACAGCCGGACAGCAGTATAAAGGACGCTATTACGCAGTTGGAAGGACTGCAAAAGATATATGACGCTATGTTAAAGCGTATAGAGGAAGGCGCAAAAGGGCTGCAAAAACCTATTTCAGAAGGTGGAGGCGCAACGGAGGAAGGGCGCAAAAAGATAGACGCCTACGAAAAGCAAGTGCGATCCTTGGCGAACGCTGAGACACAATTGAAATTGGCACTGACAGAGACAGCGCAGGAAATCGCAGTATTGAAGAAACAGACAGCCGATCAAAACTATCTGAATAAGTTGCAGGCGAAGTTGGCTAATAGTATGGCAGGAAGCTATAACGCTTTGTCGGCACAATACGAGCTAAACAAAATAAAGATGAACAATCTTTCGCAGGCTTATTTGGAGAATACGGAGGCAGGAAAGAAGCTTGTTAAAGAGACTTCGGAGATTTACGCAGCGATGGATAAATACCAAAAGAGCACGGGAAAGTACACGTTAAGCGTGGGTAACTACAAACAGGCGTTCGATGGTTTAGGCTTTTCTATATCACAGGTCGCTCGTGAACTCCCGTCCTTGGCGATCAGCGCAAATACGTTCTTTCTTGCTATTTCCAATAACATTCCTATGGTTATAGACGAAATACAGAAGCTTCGTGCGGCAAACGAGGCGGCAGCGAAAGCGGGGGAAGCACAGGTAAGTATAACCGGGAAACTGGTTAAATCTCTGTTCTCGTTTAATACCGTGATGGTGTTGATATTGACCGCCTTTTCTATTTGGGGTAAGGATATAACCAACTGGATAGGTAGCCTATTCAAAGGTAAAACAACGGTAGATCAATTGAAACGGTCTACTACTGACTTGAAATACGCAATGTTAGAGGCTGGAAAGAGTGCCGTAAACGAGTCTGTGAGACTGAAAATCTTATATAAAGCGGCTACCGATTCCACACGCAGCCAAAACGAGCGTCTAAAGGCTGTTAAGGAGCTAAAGAAAGAGTATCCGGAGTACCTTAAAAACCTCTCTGATGAAACCATTATGACGGGTAACGCATCAAAGGAGTATAAGGAACTTGCAAAACACATTCTATCGGTCGCAATGGCACGTGCCTACGAGGAAAAGATACAAAAGAATGCCAAAGAAGTTATTGACCTCGAGGAAAAGAAGAATCAAGTATTAGAGGAAGGTAGAAAGACTTACCAAAAGCAACAAAAGGAGATCGAGGAACTTAAACGTTCGTCTAAGGGTATCGGTGTCGGTGCGGTGGCTTTGGAAGCGGCTTTACAAGGGCAGGCGTCCGCGTGGAATACCGCCAAAAAGGAGGCAAAGAGCTATGACGAACAAATAGCAGTTATCAATAAGTCGAGTGAGGAACTTGCTAAAAAGGTGGTTATTCCCGATCTTCTTGCAGGGGACAAAGGAGGTAAGACGAAGGAAAGGACAAAGAAGGACTTTGACCTACAATCTGAGTATGAAAATAGCCGTATATCACTTATTATTGATTCCCGTTTGAAAGAGCAGGAAGAACGTAAAAAGGCAACGGCTGATGAACTGAAAAAGCTAAAGGAGAGCACAACGGAGAAACAAAGAGCTACGCAGTTATATGCTGATACTGTATACAATATCGAGGCAAAATTGCGTAGAGATTTGGAGAAGCTGCAAAACGACTGGCGGGTAGAGGACTTGCAAATCACGCATGACCGATTGAGTGAACGCCTAAAAGCTGTTAGGCGTGGCACGGCTGACGAACTATTAATTCAAGTGCAGCTACTCGAAAACGAAAGAGCGCAGTACGAATTGCGCATTAAGCAGTCAACCGATAGCGAACAGGTAAAGAATGGACGTTTGCTTATCCTGCAAAGGTCGTATCAGCTTGCATCTATCCAACTGCAAAAGGATTTCACGAACAATCAAGACAAACGTATAATTGATCGTTCTGTATTCCGCCTTAATCAGCAGCAGCAGGCAGAAAGTGCCGCCTTTAATATCGTGCAGCGTTCGGAGAAAGAGCAGAGCCGATTCCGATTGAAATTAGAGCGTGAAAAGTGGGAGCAAATATTAGAGTTAACAAAGCAGTACGGAGAGCAAATCACGGGATACAACGTAAAGACGGTAGAGGATACCATTAAGGGAATAAACAATGCAATTAAGCGTGATACTTCCGGATGGGATAGCAATCAAGGCGTATTTGGCAATCTGTTTGATCTCGTTTTCGGTGACGCATTTAGCGCAAAAGATGGAAAGTCGGGCGCAGAGCGTGCGGAGCAGTTCAAAGACTCCATTTTAGAGGCTTCGGAGTTCGCCATAGAGAACCTAAAGAGTGTTGCGCAGGCAAGGGTAGAGGCGGCAGAAGTGGCGGTACAGGCGGCAGAGAAAGAAGTCTCAGCCCGACAAAAGGTTTTGGATGCTGAGATACAAGCGAGGGCGAACGGATACGCCAACAACGTAGCAACCGCACAAAAAGAGCTTGATTTTGCACGCAAACAACAGGAAAAAGCGCTGAGGGATAAGAAGAAGGCGCAGAAGCAGCAAGAGCGCATAGATACACTTATGCAGGCAAGTTCTTTGGTAACCGCAACCGCTAACCTATGGAAAGATTTAGGTTTGGCAGCGATCCCGGCTATTGCGTTGATGTGGGGATCATTTGCTTTTGCTAAGATAAAAGCCTCACAGCTATCTAAAGCCTCTCAGGACACAGAGGAATACGGGGGCGGTACGGTAGAAATGATTGATTACGGAGGTTCGCACGCATCCGGAAACGATGTAGATTTAGGTACGACTAAGGATGGTAAGCGTAGACGGGTAGAACGTGGTGAATATTTCGCAGTAGTGAACAAACGTTCATCTCAGAAGTATAAGAAACTCGTTCCGGACTTGATTAATTCGCTAAATAAGGGTACTTTTGAACAGAAATACTTAAACGCCTATTCCGGTAGTGATGAAGTAACGAATATAATGCAAGGTTCAACGGTTGATCTGTCTAAGGTCGAAAAAGATCTGAAATCAATCAAAGAACAAGGTCGTGTTAAGTACATCACGGGTGCGGACGGTACGATAATTGAAGTAAGGGGGAATATTAAACGAATAATTAAATCATAATGAACGTTAAAGATTTGCGGTTTAAATTGGGGGGTGTAGAAATACATCCCCACTACTCAGAGCTAAAACGGAAGTTTGGCAAAGAGAATCAACAGGAGTTTTTCAGAGAGTCGATAGAGGGGAGTTTAACACTGATAGGGGAGGACTACCTTCTTGTTAAAAATGCGAGTATTGAGGATATTTTGTACTTGCAGATAGAGCAGAAGGATAAAGGGCAGCTATCAACGCAGTATCAAGTAATATTTGAGGGCTATTTCAGTAAGACAGATTGTGAGATAGACAGCGATAACCGGACGTGCAAAGTCAAGATAAGCCCACGAGATGAATATACCGATATAATGAAGGGTATTGAAAACAAATACGATCTTATCAAGCTTGCACCCGCATTGTCTCAAATAGGGGTATCCAAGCGTCCGATTGTTCAAGTTTACATTGCGGGTGCATCTACAATATCGAACTACCTTGCAGGAACTCACTACGAAACTGAGGTTTTCAACGTTGTAACGGATAACAAGGAGTTAACGGATAAGAATTTCTTTGCCTTCTTCGCTGCATACAACGAAATAGAAGTAAAGGCAGTGCCTTATCAGTTCTTTAACGGGAAGTACTACGGAACGAATGGAACGTACACTAAATTGGATGGCAATTTCTCAATAAAATGGACTCTAAGCGAAGGTTTAAACATTGGTTTCCTTCACTTGGAAAATAAAGAGGGAACTATATTGTACCGATCCGATAAGATCAATTGGAGCGATAAAAGCTACTACTACATAGACGTTTCTGAAATAACATTCACAAGAATAGTAGATGATCCGACACTTCCTCAAAAGTTTGGCGGAAACACTGTTCTTTTGCAGAAGCTATTCCAAAGAATGTTGCTTAACCTTCCGGAGTTGGACGGTAAACCTACCGGAAAACTATCATCAGAGGACGTTTACCCTACCAATAGTAACTACATGTATGCCGCACCATTAAAGGGGAACTACTTTTATACGTCTACGAAGGTTCAGAACGAGCCAACAGAGTATGGTGTAAATGATGAAGGCAAGTATTTTACCGATAACTTCGTTCCGGCTGTGGCGGGTACTGGAAAGCTGTATCCAGTATGCCGTTCACGATGGGGGAATATGTCGATTTGGTTCGAGTTTGATTTGTCCTATGCACCATTGGAGGAAAGAGCGAGAAAGGAGTATGTTTTAAGGGACTCGTTCGCTATACAAGACGCTATTAGGGCGCTTATTAAGCAAATTGACCCCACTTTGACGCACGAAGCTACAGAGGAATATAGTAAGTTTTTGTATGCCGCCAATAACCCTATTTCCGGTGCACCTTTTAAGGTGTTCATCACACAGAAAAGCAACATCCTAAAGGGCGAGTATGATCGTCCGGCAAAGAAGGCGGAAACAAACCTCAGCGATATAATGAAGATGTTGCGTGACACGATGAAACTGTATTGGTTTATAGATGGCGATAAGTTCCGGATAGAACATATTTCCTATTTCATGAATGGCGGAAGTTATACCGGTAGTGGAACGGTCGGCATAGACTTAACAAATCTTAGATATGCTAAATCAGGTCAGCTAATGACATGGAAAACTAATACGGTCAAGTACGATAAAACCGATCTGCCTTCACGCTTTGAATTTTCTTGGATGGACGATACCACCAACACGTTTGCAGGCTTTTCGATTGATGTTAAATCAAACTATGTGCAGGAAGGGAAGAAAGAAGAAGTAAGGGTATCTAACTTTTCGTCCGATGTAGATTATATGCTATTGTCCCCGGGTGACTTTTCGCAGGATGGTTTTGCTCTGTTGGGAGCTATACAGGTGAGTGGGAAATGGAAACTTCCGTTTGTTACGTTCAATTTGGTAGACAAGAACAATAATAAGTATACCGTAAACCCCCAAAATGGCTATATGTCGTTCCTTCACCTCGTTAAATACTACATGTATGATATGCCAGCCTTAGAGATTGAGCACGGAGGCGATCAGACGGTAAGGGTGAGAGGAATAAAACGGAGTATGACGCAAGATTTATCCTTTACATACGACACCACGCCAAACCCGGTACAACTGATAACAACGGATGTCGGCAACGGGAAACCGATCTCTATGACTGAGGACTTAACCACCCGACAAATAACCGTATCTTTATCTTACACCCCCTTATGATAGGGGGTGTTTTCTTTTAAATTGCTATCTTTGTCCCTATAATCAATTTTTTAATCAAAATGGAAGTACATAACAACTTTAGTCCGTTGGCATTTAGAAAGAAGGAATCTAAAGCCACATACGAAAAATGGTACGCTTTCGGGAAGAACTACGCTATTCCTGCAAGCGCAAACACGCTAACTCCTTTCCAGTTTACAGAGTTGAACATACCAGTCTTTGACCCCGATACGATCGAAGTAGATGCGGTTAACGAGGAAACGGGAGAGGCGACAAAAACGGGTGTATATGTTAGCTTCGATGTTATGCCCGAACATGGTGGTGTTTTGTACGTGTCACCAGGCAAGAACTCGTTTAGGGAGGCTTTGCCGCAGGGGACGTATAGAGCACGTTTTTCAATCGGTGATCAAGTATATATTTCGACTACTTTTTGCGTTATACCCGGCATAGAAACGAGTAGCAAATATCTATTGATTGAATATTGGAACGATGAAAAGATCGTCTATCCGGATGGCTTTATTACAACGGGTACGAACAATGACTTCCGGTATCAGATGTATGTTCCTGCAACTATCTGCAAACCGAAATATGAGTTTGAAGAAGAACTAACCAAACGCGCCGGATACAAGTTCTTAGAACTGCAAACGTCTACGAAGGTGTACGCCTTTACATTTGTTGCGCCTGAGTTTATTTGTGACGCTATGCGACTGATCCGCCTATCTGACTATATCCGAATTTCGCACGATGGCGAATATTACAACGCCCTCAACTTCGAGTTTGATGTTGATTGGCAGGAACAATTGTATTTGGCGGCTGTTGACTGCCAGTTTGAGACGGACTCAATCATACAAAAACTCCCTTCTTTCAATAGAAGAGATAAAGCGTCTTTTTATAATGCCCTATTAGCGAACATTGATACACCTATAATGTTCTCTCCCGATACCGTAGGGCTGTATTACAAAGAGTATCGGGAAACAGAGCCAGTAGTCAAGGGTAAATTGATACGGGAGTTATCCCCTATTGACTTGATAGATGAAAATACAACTATTGCCGTTGATTTGGGTACAGGTGAGGCGAGAAAGTTTAACTTATACCGAATGTTGCAGGACTACATTTCTAAAGCCCATGAAGATGCAACAGACTTTTTGTTACACCTTCGTGGAGGCGCAACGTTCGGTGAGGGTATAACTGGTTCTGCCGCTTCTATCAACGCAGTAGGAGATGCGGAGGTTCAGGGTCTAAACGCACGTGTAACCAAAGTTAAATCGCTTGATTCGGAAGATTATGTAACTGTTAATAAAACAGCCTTCACCGTAAACAAACAAGGTGATACGGCTTTAAATGCGCTTAATGCGAGGGGAGTTTCCCGCTTGCAGCAAGATGTGTATACCGGAAATGATACCGGAAAGATCACCAAAGAAGGTCAATTGCAGTACCTTTCTGCAATTATCCAACAGTTCCTATCATCCCCTACGTTCGTTTCCGGCTTTCTTGGCGAGGGCTTTAAAATATGGGTCGAGAATGGCAATTGGCATATAGAATGTGACAATTTGACAGTAAGACAGACTATGAATATATTTGAGCTACTTATCCAAAAGATAAGGAGCGTTAACGGTGCATTGGTCGTGTCTCAGTCGAACGGAAAGATTAAAAGCGTGTCGGAAGATGAAACGAACTACGTTATCACAATGGAGGAAGAAGGGGAAACGTTCCAGCCTAACGATTTAGTTCGGTGTCAAGTTTGGACGGGAAGCAAAACCAAATTCTATTGGGTTGAGGTTTCAAGCGTTTCCGGCAACTCTATTACTGTGAAAAAGCCCGAATTTACAGCAGGAAATAAGCCGGAAAAAGGTGATGAAGTGGTACAGATGGGTAACACGCAGAACGCACAAAGGCAGGCTTTAATCTATATCACAGCGCAGGAAAGCGGACACCCGTACATAGAGATATTGAACGGAGTTAAAACAAAATCGTTATCCGGTACGAATAGGACACGTCTTGGCGATTTAAGTAACATACAGGACTCTGCGTTCCCGGAAGGACAACAGCCATCCGGTAGCGGCTTGTATTGCGATAACGCTTTTCTTCGTGGTATATTCTTGCTGAGAAACGGCAAGTCAGTTGAGGATGAAGTAAACCAAGCGAAGCAAGATGCAGCCAACGCAGCAACAGAGGCGGAGAGAGCACAACAGACAGCGCAGGAGGCGAAAGATCGGCTTAATAAATGGGCTGACGATGGATTTATATCTCCTACTGAAAAGCCCGCTTTGATTGATGAAGGAAAGCGCATACAGGCAGAGTTTTTGCAGATAAAAAATAACGCTGACAAATACGGTGTATCCGTTACTGAATATACCAAGGCTTATGAAGATTATTTAAATGAACTTAGATACCATTCTGCCCAACAGCCGGAAGATATTGCAGTGCGTCCGGAACTGGCACAGAGTCAGACGGCTTACTACGACAAACGTAACGGAGCGTTGAATGCCATTGCTACGGCTTCAAAGGACTATGTGGATAACGCTGACAAACAGCTAAAGGAATACTTAGATACTGAGATAACTGCTATTCCCGGTAAGATTGAACTTGCTGTACGGAGTCTGAAAACGGCAAATTACAACTTGCTGTTAGATAGTAACCACACGCTTAGCGCAAACCCCTATCAGTTGGGATCATACAAATATGATGTTCACTTAGTGAAAGGTAAATCTTATACGTTGACTGTTTGTTACAAGTGTGCAGATTCGGACGATGTTGTAGCGTATAATAACCCTTCGTTCGGTTATTTGGCTATATTACCGAAAAGCGCAGAGGAAACAATTGTTTCGACTAAAATAACGCCTTCGCAGGATGATGCAGCGTCTTTCTATTTCTATAAAACCCCACAGAAAGAAACAAGCCAAACGTATGTAAAATGGGCTGTTATTACTGAGGGTGATATTGGTGTAGCCGCATGGATACCGTCACGAACTGAGGCTAAAACAGGCATTAGGAACTTATTTCCAATATCACGGATGCAGACAGCGACTAACAAGCAGTTGAACTATTTTGATATTACAGGATGGGTAGCAACTGTATACAGTGAAGAAGAATTTAAGTCAAGGTTTAAACCATCTACGAAATATACCATAACAGGGAAATATACTATTCTTGGAAAGCCAACATCAGGAACTGGATACAAAGATAGTATCGTAGCTTTTTGTATGTGGAATAACTCTGATTTAATAGACCTTTGGCGTAAAATGGTCGAGTATGAAGCAGTAGGAGCTTCGGGAGAAATATCTAATACATTTACAACGCCATCAAGTTTAGATGGTTATCGTATTGTTGTATATACGATGTATAATTCTGGAAATTTAGGAGAATTTAGATTCACTGATTTGATGGTATCTGAGGGAATTAATGAGGTTGGTTGGTCGCAAGCACCGGAGGACGCTTTAACTGAGTCCATTAAATACACTGATACTCAAATTTCGGCTATTGATGGTAAAATCGAGTTATCTGTAAAGACTAAGGTTGAAAACTTGGGAATTGGAGCGAATAACCTGTATAGTTATACAAGTTCAATGATTGAACAAATGAATCCTGAGCCAATGACTATAACAAGGCTTATAAGTGAACACGGTTTTTATTTTGTGGGTGCAAGTAACGGTCGGTCCGCTGTAAGAATACATAATGTTATACCGCCTATACCCGGAAAATACACCGTTTCCGGATGGATTAAAGGTAATAAAAATACCACTCCCGGCATAACCATTGACGTATGTGATTCTGACCAATTTCGTGTTTTGGCTACTGCTGATAATAAATGGAGTTATTTTAAGCACACTTTCGATGTTACGAACAATACAGAAGAGCAAAGCGGTATATATAATTTTGTTGATATACAAGAAATATCATGGGCCAATATATGGGTAAAGGACTTTAAAGTAGAAGCGGGTGAAATTGTAACCGCATGGAGTCCAAACCAGGCAGATTCGGTGTATTTATCAAAAGAATATACAACGTCACAAATAGACATTGTCGAAGGTAAGATAACATCCACCGTTGAAAAGATAAATGCGGTTGACGGCAAAGTAACCGGTCTTGCCTCACGTGTTACCCAGACTGAAAGCAGTATCAATTCTGTTGTTGGTGACATTAACACATTGAATAATACTACCGAAAGGAAGGTAACAAAACAAATAGACTTAACAGGGTGGGATGACAATAAATTCTATCCTTTGGTTATAAATCTCCCTGTTTACTACAAAGCTAAGATTGTGATAAGCCGTCCCTTAAATGCAGCATACGGAAAACCTTCATACGGTACACATGATGGCGGTTTTTCTATGAACTTTACGTTTGAGATGTCCGGTTCGGGTTGGGGTTCGTTGCCAGCAGTAACCAATATCTTTGACTATTCGAGAGCATGGTGTAGCGGAAAGATAGTCGTAGATTTGGGACAAATAAGAGAAACGTCTAAGTGTACAATGGGTATTCGTGGAGGGTCTAAGTATGATGTTACTATATATGACACGACAGCCCCAAATACTATTAATGTTTATCAAACGGATTATCACGGTTCGTATAATACTTCGTTCCCGGTTCGCACAGATGGTACTGAACCAGTCCGGACATACGGCTATTACACGGAGATTAAACAAGAACGTGATAGAATAACCGCAACTGCTGCAAAGGTTGACAAGCAGGGCAACAGATTGAGTGCTGCCGAATTAACGTTAAGTGCAGACCACGCAAAATTAAGCGTAGTAGAACAAGCGGCAAATTCCGCCAATTCCTTAGCAGGCACAGCCAATAGCAAAGCCGAAGCCGCAGACGGTCGAGTCACCGCCACGCAGAACGGTTTGGTCGAGACAGGAATAAACATACAGTCCCGCAAAATCGTGTTAAAGTCTGATAACGTCCTTTTCCAAAACAACGCAGGACAGCAGACAGCCGCTATCAATGCGAACGGAAAACTTACTGCAAATGCAATTGAAGTTGGTGAGGTTGTTGCCGGAGGTTTTGCGGCTCAGAGAATCACTACCGGAAACTTGACTGTGACGGATGGGGCTGTTATCGGTGGTATGACTATCACAGGGGGAGTGCTGACCGGAAAGAACATCAATATACAGGATGGCGCAAAGATCGGTAACTTCACCATTGTATCGGGTATATTTTCCGCCCAAAATACGCCCGCAGGCATACAAATGACTCTATCTAATAATGCAGCTACTTTTGACAGTAGCGGAGTACGTGTAGAACATAATTCGGGTGGTTATGCGTTGACTACTACGGGTAACGGAAGAGTATTCCTAACAGGGTCAAATTTTTGGGTTCAGTGTAAGGACGTTGATTTTATGGGTGCTCAAACATGGAAAGCCCCGGGTGTTTTTTACGCATGTACGATTTTGGCAAACGGAGCAATCGGTAAAACATGGGGGAACCCTGACTTTCACATAACAAGAGTAACTAAAAACTCAACAGGGAGATATACTGTTAATACTACCGGTTCCAATGGGGACTACTTTGTTATGATTACAGCGTATGACCCTTCAAGCTGGCTAAGTACAACAGTAGAACCATACTCAGCGGGACAGTTTACGTACAAAGTATTCGATGTAAATAAGGGCATGCGTGACGGCGGAGTTATTATTTATTTTTGTGGAATGGTTAAGTAGTTTAGTGTTTTAATTAACGGTAAGTTGGTTTATACCTTCTTACCGCTTACCTTTGTACCAAACATTAATCAATTAATATAAAATTATGGAAAAGAAAAGTTTAGATTTTGATTTAAAGTCAGTAGTTTACACGAAAGAGACAAAAGTGATGGACTACCATTTTGAGACGGAAAACGGTAAGTACGTAGGTCAATTAACAACGGTATCGACAGAGCCGGACAAGTACAACATTACCCACTGTACGGCTGATGTGTCAGAGAAACAAATGGTAGAAATGCCTGGAACTTCCGGTAGTCCAATTCTGCAAGAACAATACGTTCCGGTCGGATCGCTTGCCATCCGTGACGGTCGCTTTGAGGCAAACCAGTTTCCTCTATCTACTAAAACATCCGTCTATGTGAACGACTTTCAAAACTTCATCTTTGCGTTAACCGCACCTAAAACAGTAGAATAATGAATGTCACACAAGAACAGTTAAGGTTAATGCTTGTATCGGTGATAAGTCCGGTACTTGCGTTTCTTACCCCTACGAGCGGTTTTATAACCGCACTTGTGTTCATGTTCGGCTTTAACATTGTTTGCGGTCTGCGTGCCGATGGGGTTAATTTGTCGGTGAATGGCGTGCGTAGGTTTTCTATGCTAAAATTCATCTCAGCCGTGCAGGAACTTATTTTGTACATCCTTGTGATAGCCGTTATCTTTTCGTCCGTGGCAAAGATGGGGGATCACGATGAAGCTATTTTATCGGCAAAGACAGTTACATACGTCTTTATGTACGTATACCTATCGAACGGTTTTAAGAATCTTTGCATAAGTTACCCGGATAACAAATCTTTCCGACTGATATACTACATTATCCGGTTTGAGTTTAAGAGGCTGATGGGCGAACGTGCCGCAAAGATAGTCGAGGAACACGAAGAAAAGATTGAGATTGAAACTAAGTAATTAACACGGGAGGTTTAACGCCTCCCTTTAAACTTTATCAAAATGAAATATTTCACATTAAAAGAGCTGACACGCTCAGCAACGGCAGAGGCAAAAGGCATTGATAACACTCCCACACCGGAGGTTGAAAAGAATTTGACCTTATTAGTAGAAAACGTATTAGACCCTCTATGGAAGCTTTCCGGTAAACCGATCACAGTTAATTCGGGCTATCGGTGTCCGGAGTTAAACAAAGCCGTTGGCGGCTCTAAAACATCCGATCACGTGAAAGGTTTTGCGGCTGATATTACCGGAGGCAGCAAGGAAGAGAACGAACGCCTTTTCAATATCATTAAGCACAATTTCCATTTCAAACAATTAATAAACGAGAGAGATTTTTCATGGGTGCATGTCTCCTACGATCCCTCTAATCTCAAAAACCAAATACTAAAACTATGAAACGACAATTATTTGCGTTTTTAGCGACTTTTGTGCTTTGCCTTGGTATTGTGTCGCTATTACTGATAAACGCTGATTTACGGAATAAAAAGGCTATTGCAGAAAGAAATGTTAGCGTCCTCACAACTCAGAACGTTGCGTACCGGACGAAAAGCGGTCAAAGTGCCATGAAGGCAGAGGAATTGAATCTGACTTTAAAGCAGTACCGGAACACTATACAAGGGAAGGATAACACTATAAAAGAGCTAAAGCAATCTATTAATGACTTGAAAAGTCACACAAGCGTTCAAACATCAACTGAGACGCATTTTAGCACGGCTGCACGGGATAGTATTGTTATTCGTGATAGTTTGGTTATCGACACAATGAAATGCGTAAATATGCGCTCTAAATGGCTTGACTTATCCGGCTGCATAGATAGCAACGGCACGTTTGCCGGAACAACCGTTACCCGTGATAGCTTGGAAATATTAAACATAGAGCATAGAAAGCGGTTTTTGTGGTTTCGACTAAAGAAGGTGAAGTATAGGGAGTTTATCGTAACGAGCAAAAACCCACATACAGAGATAACAGGTTTTAACGTAACTACGATAATAAAGTGATAATTCCATGTTAAAACAGTTAATGCACGTTAAAGTATTTGCTACTTATAAATATATCCGTATATTTGCAGCGTAGAAGTTATTACTAACGTCTTTAACAGCGGTTATTGATTTTCATAGAATTATCTTTGTAGAATATTTGTATCATATTTTATCTTAAACTGTCGGTATGCGAATATAGACAGTTTTTAATTAGAACATTTTCACTAACTATATATATTGGGTTTTAGTCATAATTGCATTTTTACCCCTCCGCTTGTGAAAGTAGAGGGGTTTTTTATTGCCTTATCCGAACACGCCTCAAAAGTTAAATTCATGTTAAATATTAAACTTATGCTTTGATATTTAAAATATCCCCTTAACTTTGCAACATCAAAAGGAAACGAATTACTAACAATAAAACTTAGAGTTATGGAAGAAAAGGAATTTATTTATTGCTTGACCGGAGAGATTAACGTATTAGGCACTGTCAAGGCTAAAACAATAAAAAGTGCTATGAAACTTGTAGCGGCTATTCAGAGAGGTGCTATATTGAATGATCCGGAAAGAAAATCAATCTTTTGGAGTGTTTCACGTGCTGATCTTCCGTTTAAACTTGGTCGTATTGTGTATACAATATGCTATCCCGATGGTTCTGTCCGTTCACATGTATGCTAACAATAAAAAATTAGAATTATGATACGATCATTTAGTAAGTCGGGTTCAACATCTATGCTGACAGATAAGGAAAAAGCGTTTAATCGATACTGCCTAACTAACAAGGAAGTTTCATATAACTTAATGCGTATAGAAATGGCAGTTGTTCAAATGTCGTATTACGGCAACCGTTCATCAGATGTCACGCTAACAACCGATAGTTCTGAGGTTTTGGATGCAATTTATACAGTCCTAACAAATGAAGGGTTTAAATACTCTTTCAATTTACCTAATAAAGTATTAACCATAAGTATTTTTTAATTTAAAATTTAATCAAAATGAAAGAAGAAGTAAAATTGTTCAGAGCGTTAATCATTGTTTTTGTGTTACTTGTGTTCACCTTCGTGTTAACTTCGTGCGGTGATGATAGTGACAATGTGTATCAAACAGAATATTCTATTGATGTTCCGGCATGGCAGACGGTTTATGTTAATGGTGAGGTTACAACGTCTATATCTCCATATGTTTGGGAACATGTGGACTTATCAGACAAATGTGTTAGAGTATTCTCAGCAGGGCATGTTAGTTATCAAAAGGTTACAAAGGTGTCACACGATGATTTAGGCTTTACCGTTTATTCAATAGAAAGTAGCAATAGCGAAAGGTTTGCATACAATAAGAATAAAGGTATATTGCAATATTGGTGCACAAGAAATGGCATTGAAACCGTTGTTGTTTATCGTGAATTAAAGTAAGTTTCATTTTACCCTCACCCGGTGGCGGTTAACCGGGTTATTAAGTATGAAAGTAAATGTTCTATTAGAAGAGAAAAAGATTCCATGTTTCGAAACTAAATACGGTTTAGATGTATATAACGATAAAGGACAAAAATATACTATCGAGTTCAATATAATGGGAAATTTAGTAGTTAGTAGTCCAAAAGGTACGTTATTAGTAAGACCCGAATGTAACAACAAAATATCAATTAGAATTGAATGATATGAAAGAGATAAACGAAACTCAATTACAGCTATCTACTGAGGGAAAAAGACTTCCCGATATGATAAAGCAGGCGAACGGTATTCACGAACTTGTTAAGCAGAAACTTTCTGAGTATAACTCAATAGAGTATACCGATGATAATATAAAGGTGGCAAAAGCCGATAGAGCCACTTTGAACAAGGCAAAAAAGGGACTTAACGACAGCCGTATAGAACTTGAAAAGGCTTGGATGAAACCATTCAACGAACTAAAGGATGTTGTTAACGAAACTTGTAAGCTGATCGGTGAAGCTTCTTCACGAATAGATAGTAAGATAAAAGAAACGGAGGAAAAGGAGAAGCAAAAGAAACTGGATCAAATAAGGGAGTATTTCGAGGAACACAATGAAAATCTTATCTTGTTTGATTTTGCTTTCCGTCCGGAGTGGCTTAATAAGACTAAATCACTTTCAGTTGTGAAAATGGAGATAGACGAATTGTTCAAAACAGTAGACGATGATCTTAACAGACTGAAAGAGCATTTTGCGAGAGAGGCATTTTATATTCCGGTTATCGACAAATATACGTCTACACTCGATTATAACAAGTCGTTCGACTATGGAAACCACCTAAAAGAAGCTGCAATACAAGCCGCAAACAGACAGTTTGAACAGAAGGCGACAGATAACACGCCTCAGCAACAAAAGCCCGAAATTAAGCCCCAAAACGAGCCAAAGACGAACGAAGAAGAAGTTTATATACGAGGATTTAAAGTCCATGTAACGAGAAAGCAGGCTTTTGCGCTTGCTGAGTTTATGAATAGCCATAATATAAAGTTTGAAAGTATATCAATATAGACGGTAGCCCAATTGGGCTACCTTTTTTGTTTTGTTTGCAATGGTTAATCTATTGTTAAAACTTAAAGTTTCACTTGAACTTTCAAATAATGTGCTTATATTTGCAGTGTCGAAAGAAACAAAGTAGTAACAATTAAAAATTAGAATCATGGAAAATGTTAGATTAACCAAAAAGCAAAAAGGAGATAAGTTTGTTTATACAGTTGTAGACGAAAAGAATAACGTAATTTCTACCCGTACATCAAAAAAAGATTATGTAGCATGTACGGTGAATGGTGAGTTTTATTTCGGTAGAATTGATTTAATAGGCAAGGTCGGGCATGGTCGGACAGTTCTTCATCCGGAGCGTGAGGAAAGAAAGATAGTCCATAAAACCCTCGAATACCAAACATTTCTCTCTCGGCTCTCCCTGCTGCCGTATATGGGTGATGTCTTTCGGGGCGATGCAGCCTTTGAAAAAGGAATTGCGAACCTCGTAACCTCCTGCCATGTTCGGGAAACCGATAGCAAAGAACGGTCTGCCATTATTGGTAAAATGGAGTTCCTTACATTCTCTTTTTGCCAGTTCGACATTGATACCCCGTCCCTGCAAGTAACGGAGCAATGCCGGATGGGTAAGGTCACGGACTTCCAAATGCTGGAAGCTCGGTTCTGTCCTACGCTGGGGAAAAGAAAAACTGACCGGACGGACGTGCGGTGTCTGTTCCGCTATCCGGTTTAAAAGGTATGGCAGGCTGTCGGAACAATAGAGTTCCTTTGCCAGTGCGATAATGTTACCGCCCTTGCCTGCGCCAAAGTCATACCAAAGGTTGCGGTCAGTGTTCACCTTGAAAGACGGTTCGTGTTCCTCCCT